ATTCGAAGTCATCTTGTACTTCCATTACACCACCACTTTCTTCTAAAGAACCCATACCTCGAGAAGATACACCTACTGTGACCCCACTTTTAATAAGTTCCTTTAATATATTACCTGAAGGGGTAGGTAAAATTTCTATTTTACCCATTACATTATCTCCATCCCACCAATATTCTGATATAAGATGTGATACATTTTTTAGGTTAATTACGGTAGATTCAGGGTGGTCTAATTCTCCCATTGAACGTCGTTGTTTAACTAGTTCACCATATTTTCCCATTTCTCTATCCCATAAAGCCTTTGAGTAATAACGACCATTACCATTCTTTACCTCAGCCGTAGCTAAAATACCTTCAACTAAAAGGTTTCCACTTTCTTTGTTAACATTTTCAGTTAATTGAGAAGAAGAAATTTTTATAGTATGAGTTTCTATTAAGAGTTTCTTACTCATTCTTATCTGTTTATAGCGTAATCAGAAGTTGATTGGCCTACTTTTTTAGGATCTCTTTCACCTACAGCTTTGCTTCTAGTTGGGTTGTTTTTTTCATTCCAACTTACAGCATCCATTTCATCTACTATTTCAGCTTGTTGATATTTTTTACCACACATTTTTTCATACATTTTTTCCATCCCAACTTTCTTTTTTTCTAAAAGCTTAATTTCTTTCTGCATGTCTTTCATTTTCTTTTTATCTATCAATTCTGATAGATTTTCATCTTCAGATATAGAATTTACTCTATCTGATTTTTCACTAATGTGATTAGATAAAAATTCTAATTGAGCTTCCATTTTTACTTTTTCAGCTTCTTTTCCTATTTCTGCTAATTTACTGTCTATAGATTCTTTTTTCATTTTTTTCTTTTTATCTTTAGAAGCTTTTTTCATTGATTCTTCTTTATCTCCATCTCCATCAATATCAATAAAATCTGGTTTTGCAGCTTCCATAGTTGTATCAGAATAAGATACGGCTGTACCTTCATCTTCCATTTCATCCATAGGTAATTTTTTCTCTTCTTCTTTTTCAGCCATCATTTGACGAATAACATTCCCAGATTGTGCTGCTAAAGAATTTGGGTTACCTGAGGTTACTACTTGACCAAATGCTTCTAAAACTAATTTTTTAATTTCTTCTTTAGACTCTTTGATTGGTGTGTAACTATCACCACCATCTTTTAATTTAGTACTAAAACCACTACCACCATATGTTTCACCATCAGATTGTTGTTGTCTAGATTCTTTATATCCTAAACCCTTAATACCAAATTGACCTTCTTCTACATAATGTAATGGATTTTTAGCTAAGTTTTTAACTGCTAACTCCATTGCTTCATCTAAAGTTAATTCTTTATTGTAATTAATTTCTAATTGAACACCACTTAATACTTCTTGAGCATTAACATTATTAATGTTTTCTACTTTAGGATCATAGTCGTAATTATGAGAATCAATATTTTCTACGGCATCAGACACTTTATAAGAACCACCTAATTTATTGTCCATTTCGAACTTTAATTTAGGATCAGCTTTTATTTTTTCATCTTGTTCTTTAGAGTTATATTTAACTTTATCTTCATTATTAACAAGAGGTTCTAATGTGCCACCTTCAGCCAAGAAGTTTTCAAATTTTGTCCAAAATGGTTCCTTTACAGATGCTTCCATCTTTACCAAAGGTTTTAATGTTATTATTTGACCTAATTCTTCATTAATTAATTCTTTGTCTTTTTTAGAACTAAATTCTTTAGAAAGTTGTTCGAATAATTGATTTGGTGTTTGTTTCATAATTATATTATTGTTGTAATAATGTTTCTATATCATTAAAATAATCATTTAGCATATCTGTGCCTATTACGACACTAAAGCTATCTGGGTTGTTTCTGTAATATTTTATTGTTTCTATTTTGCCTAGTTTAATTGCTTTTTTAATATCAACTAATCTAGCTTCTAAAACATCAAAAGCTACTATACGTTCCTTATGGAATTTGGCAACTTTATCTTCTTGTTCCTTAATATTACGGTTATACATATTAAAATAATTTTTTAACATCAAGTCCTGAACCTTTTTGTACGTAAGTACCATCTTTAGTTTTAGGGACTAATTTATATTTAAATTGTTTTGTATATGCATTATCAGTAACTCCTTCAGGACCTGCTTTTGGTCCAGGACCTAAATCCGCTCCATCACCAATTGCTCCTTCATCCATAGTATACCCTAAAGAACTTACTACACCAGAAGGCATTTTCATTTTATATTTGGATGTTACTTTTTTTGCTTTAGGTACCTTTGCTAATTTTTTTCTAACTACAGGTAATGCTTTTTCTTTTACTACAGTATACCCTAATTCTTTATAAGCTTCATCATCAACTTTAGCACCTTTTTTTCTAAAAGCATAGGGTGTATTATAACCACCTGCGGCTCCTGACATAGATGCTTCGTCTATATCTAATTCATCTCTAATGTCGTCATATCTTTTTGAATCTTTATAATCTTCATCATCATATTCTCCAGACATCATTTTATCTGCCCTTGTAGCTCTATCTTCTTTCTCATTTACTCCTCTAGATTTTTTATATTCTTCTGGGTAGTTGTTTCTAGTATGAGTTCGAATAGCGTTTCTAAGTGATCTAGATTGTTTGTAGATATCTAAAAATACTTTATCATCTTTAGATTTAGTATAAACACCTTTAGCAGTTTTAACTAAATCATCTGATTCATCAAGTAATCTATCAATGTTTGGTATTTGTGAAATAGACCAAGTTATAGCCCCAGTAGTAGGGTCAATAGCAGTAACAGTGGATTTTGTACCATTGTCAATTTTTACATCACCAATTTTTCTTTCCTTAAGCTTATATTTGTGTACCATTTGCTATTTGTATTTCGTTTAATAATTGATAATAACGTAACAAATCAACCAAATTATTATCTCCAACCTTATCAGTTTTTTTCAATTCAATTAAAAATTTAGATATTTCAGTAATTTTAACTTTTGTAGCTTTATCTTTAATATTTTTTGTTTCTTTAATTAAAATATTTTTTAATTCATTAATTTTAACGTTGTAAAAATTTCTTAAATCTGGGGTTGAATCCACTGAATTAATATATTCTTTAAGTACTTGTTTTTGAGAATTGGTTAAGTCATCATACTTATCATTAAATTTTTCTAATAATACTTTATATGTTAAAGTCCTTACATCTTTATCACACTCAGAAAATTCTTTAAGAACTGTTTCTTTTGGGTCTTGTTTAACTTCTTTTTGAGTTAAATGTTCTAATAAAGTAATTTTATTATCAACTAATTGTGATGAATTTGAAATAGAAGTTGAATTAACATTTTCTATTAAAGTATATAATGAGGCTAATTCTTTATAATTTGCAATTTTAGAACCAAAAAAAGATTCTAAATTATAGTGTTTTTTAATCTCATTAATTAAATTATATTTTTGTTTTTTTAAAGACTTTCTATTAAATCTAACAGATGACTCTAATATAGTATTAATGATTAAAGTAGCTCTACCTTCTGTTACTACTCTAGATTTAAGTATAGACTCATAAAGTTTATACTCTTTACCTAAACTAGTATTAACAAAATATTCTTTTAATATATCTATGGCAGGGGAATTTCCTCCTTTTAAGGTATCTGCTGTGATTTGACGAACTAGTAATTCAAAAAGAATTCCTGTGTTTTTGTATTTTGAATGTTTGATTTTCATCTAAAAAATATATTTATTATAAATATGTAAAATAATTTACTTCTTTAATTGGTTTTCATCTAATAATGAGGTATCATCTTTATCCTCTTCAAATACTAATTGTTTTTTGCTAGGTTGTGGTAAGTCTTTAAATATATCCTTATTTCTTAAATAAGTTGTTCTAGCAGATTCTAAAGCAAGTGCGCTACCCCCATTAAATTTATTTTTAATAGAATTAGAATCATTTTTGTCTGTATCTTTCATACGTTTGACACCTAATCTATCTTTACCAAAATTATCACCTTGTGTATTACGTTTTACATTTGTTTCTTTTGGTCTACCTAATTTAGGATCGTCAGAAGCATATTCTTCTGGTTTAGGTACAGCACCTGGGTCTGTATACATTCTTCCACTACCATATAATGAAGCTAAATCATGAGGCGTACCATATGATTTACCAGTTTCAACTGGATCATTACCTTCTGCTTGTATTTGGTCGATTCTAAATTTACGTTTAGCATCTTCTCTAGATAAATCTCTATATTCATCATATTGGTCTTCACTAAAGTGATAAACATTATCATAAATCCAATCTGATGGTACTAATCCTTGTTCTAGTAGTTGAGCAGATAGTTCAGTTTTAGCTTTAAGTAATTCAATTTTTTCTTGTTCTAGAATAATTGATGGACTAGCCATATTTAAAGTAAAATTAGTTAACGTTTCATCTGTATACCCTTGGGTATATAAATGAACTAATGCTATTTTATTTAATTCAGATAATATAATTCTTTGAATTCTTTCAATTGTACGAGCAAATCTAATATCTTGTTGGGCTAATGTAGCTTTACCCTCAACACCTTCTTCATACCCTAAAAATGCTTTTGGAATTTTAAGTGCAGCAAATAATTTACCTCTTAGATATTCTACATCTTGAATACCATCATATTGCAATCCAGGTGTTGTTTCTATCTTAGTAGTTGCATCATTTCCTCTAATTGGAATATAGAAATCTTCCATCATATTCATCTGGTTATATTTTAAATTATATTCACCAGTTTTATTATCTTGGAATGGGGTACGTTTAAGTTGAGAGATTGTTTTCTGCATAAACGTTTCTATCTCATTTGGGGGGATAGAACCAACATTCATATAAAATATACGTTTTTCAGGAGCACGGGCAATTCTATGGATTAACATTGCATCTTCCATTAACACATATTGTTTATATAATTTTCTAGCTGGTTCAATGTATGCTCTACCATAAGGAAGATAATTAACATCTGAAATAAGTCTAAAATGAGCCATTTCATAATTGTCGAAAAATATACCATTTTCATTTTCTAAATT